AGTGCGCGGCGGCGATTTTCCAACTCACATACATCTTGACACTGGCAACAATGCTTATTATGACCAATACTTTGGTGCCGACTCAAAATATGTAAAGTTAGAAGCCAGCGGCAACATAGTGATCAACGCCGATGATGGTGCGAATGGTGCAACTTGGACCTTTGATACAAATGGTGACCTAACAGTTCCTGGCGGGATTAAATCTTCTATCAGCAATAACTTAGCTATAGAAACAGAAAGTTTACCAACTAATCCTCCTACTACCGTTGTTATTAGTGGTGCTGATTTTACTTCTGTAAATTTAACCTACACTAAAGACGGAGCCAATTCACTTTGGTATCCGGCCGGTTATAACCCTGCCACTGACCCTTACATAGAGTTTACTGGTGGACAGTATGGAATTTTTGTTCCAGGATTTGGTCAAGCACTTTATGTCAACACAGGCACATTGAACGTACCGTTGGCGCAGTGGAACACTAATCCTCCATTAGGTAGCGTGGCTCCTACAGGTGTATACACTTACTCTGGTACCTACACTCGTGCTTGGACATTTGGCGCCAATGGTGAACTAACATTGCCAGCCGGTGGTAGCATTGTTGACACAGGAGACTCAGGTAATAGTCTGATAATCCTAGGCACAGGTGCCACAATCGCAGAAAATCAAAGGGCAGCTCGCGTAGCACTGAACGGCGATGTGGAAGGTGTGGCTATTGGCGCCGGAACCTCTGATTGGACTTTTACCAACGATGGCAATTTAACTATTCCCGGCGGCATTTCGTCCATAGATCATCTTAATTTAGACGCAGATTACGACGGCGGCTATAGTGTATACATTGGTAGCAATCATCCCACAGCAGGAATGATTGGGGGTGTAGTATTAGGTGACACTAGAGGTGGGTTTGTACAAGTTATTTCACAAAAATTAATTGTTGGCCAAACTGCTGTACCTACACATAGTACAGGTGCTGTAGGTGACGTCGAAGGGCAAGTAGCATTTGATAGCAACTATATCTATTACTGTACTGCTAACTACGGACAAGTTGGACATCAGGTCACCGGATCAGACTACCTTGGAAGAGGTTCACTTAACACTAACACATTTCAACTAACTAAAACTGCTGACACACTTCAAATCACAGTAGGTGACATTATCTCTGACAGTGACGGTGGAGCAACCAGCACAGTGGTCACTGTGTCCAGCGACGAAAACTATACCTATGTGGGCACGGGTGGCATGGCTTATAACGCAGTATTACCATTAACGTTTACCAGCACTGATTATGTGTCCGGTGGAAATATTTGGAAGCGTATAGCCTGGAGTGGAGACACTTGGTAATGGAAATTATACTAGCCACTCTACTAATGACACACTTGACAATAGTGTCAGTTACCTTGTATCTACATCGTTGTCAAGCACATAGAGGAGTAGAGTTTCATCCTGTAATTAGCCATTTTATACGTATGTGGTTGTGGCTTACCACAGGCATGGTAACAAAGCAGTGGGTTGCTATACATCGCAAACACCATAGATTTAGCGATATTAACGGAGATCCTCATACTCCACATGTATACGGTATTTGGCATGTATTGTTTAAAGGTGCTGGATTATATCACTCTGCCAGTAAAGACAAAGAAATGATCCAACAATACGGTGTAGGAACACCAGATGATTGGGTTGAAAAGAATTTGTATACACCACATAGTCGCCTCGGTATTCTTCTAATGCTGATCATAGATCTATTGTTCTTTGGACCTTGGGGCTTATTAGTATGGGGTGTACAAATGATATGGATTCCGTTCTGGGCAGCTGGTGTTATTAACGGTGTTGCTCATTGGATAGGTTATCGCAATGGAACTACAAAAGATCACAGTAGAAACATTAGTCCTCTTGGTATTGTTATCGGTGGCGAAGAACTTCATAATAACCATCATTTAGACCCGGCAAGCCCTAAGTTTAGTCGCAAGCCGTGGGAATTTGACATAGGCTGGATGTATATTAACTTATTAAGCTTGTTAGGATTAGCTAAGATTAAACCTGTATAAATATACTATTATGTTAGATATCAACCCACAATTAGAACGTCAAAAAGTATTTGATTATGTCAGAGCCATGTTAGGCGATGGCATGATCGATGTTGAGTTAGATCCTATTCATTATGAAACTGGATTACAACGTTCTTTAAACAAGTTTAGACAGCGTAGCAGCCATGCAGTGGAAGAAAGCTACATGTTTTTAGAACTAAAAAAAGACACTAATGATTACAAACTGCCTGACGAAATTATTGATGTTAGAAGTGTATTTCGTAGGACATTAGGATCTAGAAGCGGCGGCGGCACCGGAACTCAGTTTGAACCGTTTAATTTAGCTTACACAAATACTTATCTACTTAACAGCACAATGTTAGGAGGCCTTGCAACTTACGAATTGTTTGCAGGTTATCAAGAAATGGTAGGACGTATGTTTGGTAGTTATATTGAATTCCAATGGATACAGCATAGCCATATATTAAGAATATTACAAAGACCGTTTACTGAAGGCGAATCTATTATGCTTCGTTGCTATAATTATAAGCCTGATTATATTTTAATAAACGACCTTTATGCAGGACAGTGGATTAAAGATTATACACTGGCAAGTTGTAAAATAATGTTAGCACAAGCTCGTGAAAAGTTTGCACAGATTGCTGGCCCGCAAGGAGGCAGCAGCTTAAATGGATCAGCATTAAAAACAGAAGCTACCGCAGAAATAGAACGTTTAGAAAAAGAAATAGAAAATCTAGTGCCAGGTGGATCGCCGATGACATTTATTATTGGTTAAATACGCTATGAAAATTTACGAAATTATTGCAGAAGCTAAAGAAGCAAAATTAACTAAACGTCAATCGCAATCTTCTAAAGGTATACACACGTTTGGAGATGCTGAAAAAGCCAATAGCGATTATGTTCAGTTTCGTGTAGGCATGGCCGCAGCATCAACTGATGGAAAAACAATGCCTGATATCGATCCAAAAAGTTGGATCGGAAAAAAGAAAGCAGCATTTCCTTACACCAAAGAAGAAGCAGACATTCTTAAGATGGCCTACAAAGCTGCTGGTGCAAGCTACACAGATTTAAACCATGGCGATTTAGAAAGTAAAGAACTAGATTCTACATATAAAACTAGTCCAGTCTCTAAACAAAAACGAAACAAATACGGTGTATGAGATTTGAAGACTTATCAACAAAAGCAAACATTGGCTATCACAAACAATTAAATCCTGCTGCATGGGACGGAGATAGTTTGCACAGACAAGTAAGATTACGACTTTTAACTATTGCTAAAATATTTGTTAAGTATTTAGAAATTCCTAACTTTAAAGTTGAAGATGTTGTGCTAACTGGATCTATGTCTAATTACAACTGGACAAAATTCAGTGACTTTGATCTACACATTGTTACAGATTATGCTGCATTAGAATGTGATGATATTGCAGAAGCATTTTACAAAGCTAAAAAGCGCATATGGAATGATCAACACGACATAACAATCAACGGACATGAAGTTGAAATGTATGTTGAGGACAGTGCAAGCCCTCCTGTAAGCCAAGGCATTTTTAGTATATTGAACAACCAGTGGATTAGTAAACCAACATTTAATCCTCCTAAAATAAATGACGGAGCAATTACTGCCAAGGCCAGTGCCATAGCTCAACTTATAGACAAAAGTCTAGGTGGAGATCCAGATGACTTAGCAACTGTCAAAGACAAAATTTATAAAATGCGCCAAGCAGGTTTAGACTCCAACGGTGAATTTTCAACTGAAAACTTAGCTTTTAAAATTTTACGTAATCAGGGATATTTAGATAAACTTCAAAAAGCTCAAACTCAAGCACAAGATCGCCGATTGAGTATAAAATAACTTGACCTTGCATCTTTTTAGTATAAAATACTAATGTAGATTCTATTATGTGGGTTAAACTAGACAAAGCCAAAGAAAGATACGCATTTTGCAAAACATGCGAACATCTTACAGCGTTAAAAACCTGTAATATATGTAAGTGTCTAATGCCAGCTAAGGTAACAATAGCACAGACCCGATGCCCTAAAGGATTATGGGGCACTGAAAAATCTGCAGGATATACTAAAGACTATACTTTTAGAGACAAGGATTAATATGATTATTGGGTTTGTTGGTTTTATTGGCTCAGGCAAAGACACTGCCGCAGATTACTTGGTAAATTTTCATGGCTATCGACGAGACTCATTTGCTAATACACTAAAAGATGCAGTAGCCTGTGTTTTTGGATGGGATCGAGTTTTATTAGAAGGTCGTACAAAAGAAGCTAGAGAATGGCGTGAACAAGTAGACACCTGGTGGGCAGAACGACTAAACATGCCTAATTTAACTCCTAGACTAATGCTACAGTTATGGGGTACAGAAGTTTGCCGTAACGGCTTTCATGACGACATTTGGATTGCTTCATTAGAAAATAAAATG